ACGTATGCGGTATCGTAGTTGTACTTCATGCTTTTTCTCTCGATTAAACCTGGACTGTCCAGGGGCGTCCCCGGGAGGATTCGAACCTCCGACCTGTGGCTTAGCTTCACACTCCGTGTTTCCACGGCCAATCTATCTAGCAGATTGTTGTGCGCTGGACTATATCTTCACCATTCCAGGTGTATCGCGTGTAGTCTCTACGGAACCCGTGTCAGCGGTTTCCTCGGTGTTGTCGTGGACATTTAGATCCTTACGAGTTTCACCGATATAGCGATATCCACTTCACATATTCTGTAGGATGACGATGATTCTGACAGACATCCGTTCTATGTGAAGGCTCCTATTGAAGGCCATTGCTCTATCCGAGCTGAGCTACGGGGACAAAGTTGAGGTGTCACTCACACCTCGGAGTTTTATTAAACGGCTACTGCAAGCACCTCCTCAGCTGCGATCACCTCGGCCTCACCGTTGTAGATGTAGACCTCCTTGGTGACGCCTGGGACTTCGATCTTCGCGCGGAGGCGCTGGGAGTGGACCACCTTGCCGGTCATGCCGATGTAGCGGCGATCTCCACCAGTGATCTTGACCGTGGCACCGAGCGGGAGAGCCTCGAGGGCAGTGGCGCGCTGCGTCTTGTAGGCTCGAGCGTGGACCATGAGGTGCTCCGCGATGTCCTCGATGACCTGAACACCGAAGTTGGAGACCACCTCGCTGAAGAGCGCCTCGGCCGACTGCGTCAGGGGACGGAGCTTCGAGCGAGCGCGCTCCACCTTCTTCATGTGGGCCGGCTTCTTCTCCGCCTTGACCGCAGCCTTCGCCTCGCGCTTCGCAGCGCGCTCCGCCTTGCGCGCCTCCTTGGCCGCGCGGTCCTCTGCCTCCTTGGCAGCCTTTGCCGCACGACGTGCCTCGCGTTCTGCGTTGCGGGCGGTCTTGGCCTCGTCGGTAGGACGTTCAGCCTTGACCTTGGGCTCAGCGGCCGCCTTGCGAGGTGCAGCGGGCGGAGCATCGTTTTCGGTAATACCAGCTGCTTCCTTCGCGGCCTTGCGGGCCTTGGCAGCGGCGAGAGCACGATCGATAGCGGACATCTTGACTTCGGACATGTTGTTTCTTTCCTCGTTGTGAGCTCCTCGGAGGTAGCTCGTTGTTTGATGTGTTTATAATAACTTAAGGCTCTGTGACTTTACATTCAAAACTTAAAGTTAGTTCTCAGTTGATCTCGCCCTTCTCGTAGAGACCGTCGCGGCGGATGCCGAGGACGTAGGCGCGGCCGCTGCAACCGAAGCGATTCTTGGTGATCTCGAAGATGCGCTCGCCGTAGGTCTCCGACTTCTTCTGCTTGTCGATGAAGAGGTGGCCGTGGGCGTCGATGGCGTGCTTGATGCCGTTCTTGCCCTGGAACTCACCGTCCTTGGTGACCTGACCGATGAAGATGACGATGCCGTAGTTCTGCTTGGCCCAGTCGGTGAGAGCCTCGGCGCAGCGGAGGGGCGTCATCGAGTTGGCACCGCCGCGTTCCACAGCGATGTCGTCGTCGAGGGTCTGGAGCGAGTCCTGGAGGATGAAGACCTGCTTGTTGGGGTTGGCCTTGCGAAGCATCTCCGCGTGCTCCAGGAGGCCAGCGACCGTGGTGTCCTGACCGACCACGAAGCCCTCACGAAGTCCGAGGCGTTCCACCACCATCTTCACCTGGAAGAGCGACTCCTCACCGGTGTTGTAGAGGCAGACGTGACCAGCCTTGGTGATGCTGTTCGCCAGCTGGAGGAGCATCGTGGTCTTGCCAGCGCCGGGAGTACCAGTGAGCATCATCACCGACGAGGGGACGAGGCCTTCGCCACCGAGCGCGTCGTCAAACCAGGAGATGCCGACCTTGCGGCGAGTGCGGAGAGCCCTGGGGACCTCGATATCGTTGATGGAGGTACCGTGCTTGAGACCGCGAATTCCGACGTTGAGGTTCATCTTCGACATGTTGTATTCCTCGTTGAGAATCTTAGTTTATCACTTCCGCCGTGAACTTTGCACTGGCTTCGTGATTATTTCTTTGCAGCCTGGCGGGCAGCCTCGGCCATCGGGTGGACAGCATTCCACTCGCCGGTGGTCCAGTCGCCCGCATCGCGGATGTGGTCCTGGAGCAGCTCGAGCTCTTCGAGGGCGATCATGTCCGGATCCTCCGCCTTCCGCTCGAGGGCCTTCAGGTGGATCATGGCCTCCTCCACGTCGCACAGCGCGTTGCTGAGGCGTTCGAGAAGGTCTTCCTTGCGGGTGTAGAACTCGTTGGCGTCCATAGATCTACCTTACCACTTTGTGAACGAACTTTGCACTGGGTCGGAGAAATTCTTTCTTGAACGTCACTTTCAACAGAGCAAGGCGGGAGGCCGAAGCCTCCCGCCCGTCCGCAGCCTCAGGCCGCCACGCCGGCGGCGATCAGAGCTGCCTTGGCCGCCTCGAAATATTCGTGGCAGAATTCCTCAGGCCAATCGCATTCCTCGTCGCGGGCGAATTTTTCCTCGAGGAGGAAATCGGCGATGGCATCGGCCGATCGATCGTGATACGGCGAGCCATTCGCGTCGTATTCGGCCAGGTATTCGATTGCTTCGATGGCGATTTCGGAGGCATTAGGTTGTTCCATGCTCCTAATCTATCATTTCGCGATCGAACATTGCATTGCCTCCGAAAGATTTTTTACGTCCTTCGGAGGCACCGGGACCGTCACTTACCGTAGACGGGGACCTCGTCGATGAGATACTGACAGTGACCGTCCTCGAGGTAGACGTCCTCGGGCTTACCGTTGAAGTACTCCTCGAAGGCCTCCAGCACCTCGGTCTCGTTGTCGAGGTCCTCCACGTCGAGGTCGAAGTTGTCGATGAGGAACTGCTTCCGGAACTCCATCGCCTCCTTCCAGGTCGGGAAGATCCCGAGGAAGTTGAGTTCATTGTCGCTCTCGTCCGTGTTCTTGACGTAGACGAGGAAGGAGGAGCTCTTGGTGGGGGAGGTGTTCGTATCCATGTCTCTTACCCTATCACTTCGGGGAGGAACTTTGCACTGAGTCGATGTTGAACGTCACTTTCAACACCGCAAGGGCGAGCAGCCGAAGCCGCCCGCCCGGGCATTTGCCTCAGGCCGCCTTCGCCTTGCGGCTACGGGCCGCCTTCTTCGGGGGCGTGCGCTCCCATTCGTGCTCGCGAGGCGGCAGGCCCATGATGCTCTCGCCCACTTGAATCGGATTTCGAATCTCCAGCACTTTGCCGTAGCCGGCATCGATGGCGTCGAGAGCGGCCTTTGCCTCATCGAGCGTGCGATACACGCCCAAGATCTGCGGCTCCGTGAATTGGCGATTGCCGCCGCGATCGATATCGATGAGATGCTGCGTCTGGGCGATGAAGTAGCTCTTGATGTTCTTCATATTCACACCTTATCACTTCGTGACTGAACTTTGCACTAGATCTTGTAAGTCGTCCACTTTCCCGACCTGCCCATCACGTAGGCGTACTCGGCGGAGAGCTTGTTGGCGACGCCGCTCTTCATCGAACGGACGTCGCTGAAGGTGAGCTGGCGGACTTCACGGTCCCCGCGGTCGCGGGCGTATGCAACGGTCCATCCTTCCCGTGGGTTGTTGAAGTCGTGCCTCTCTCCGACCTCTGGAGCCAGGTAGGAGAGCGGGCCGAGAGCGATGAGGGAGTCAACCTTGACGGGATCGGTGTAGTGCTCCTTCAGGGTCCTGCCTACGCCCGTCGGGTAGCCGTCCCAGTGACAGTACACGCCGATGATTTTGCCGCTGGGGAGCCGCTTGCCGATGAACGATCGTGTTGCCATGGTCTCACCTTACTACTTTCAGAGGGAACTTTGCACTACTCGCTGAGATAAACGACGTATTCCTTCCCACCCACCTGAGCAGCAAAATAGCTGCCTCCCGTCTCGAGGAGGTGTTCGTTCGCCTGGATGGTCCGGAGGATCTTGGTGACCATCGCCTTGTTCGAGTCCACCGTGTGGTATTTTCCACGGCATCCGCACATGCAGCCGGGCTTTCCGAAGTAGGCGCGCTTGATCATTGCGGGTGTGAGATCCTGTAGGTCGATCATGAGTTTACCTTATCACATCACGGGTGAACTTTGCACTCAGTCGGCGAGAAGATTTGCCACTCGCTCCTCACACTCCTCGCGGGTGGGGTAGAACCCACAGATGGTGCCGCCCATCCAGAAGCACCAGGTGCCCAGGTCAGACCAATTGAAGCCGTACTCAACCACATCCGGCGCCGTGACCTGAAAGATGGGGAGGGTGGTGTAGGGCGTCTTGTAGGTGATCGAGGTGTTGTTCATGGTCCTATCCTATCACTTCGTTGATGAACTTTGCACTGCTCACTTGACGATGACGCACTTGACGAAGAGGCACCGGACGTCGCCCGTCGTGGCCACCGTGGCGGCTGCGTCGCCAATCATGAGCGCGGCGAGGACGACGAGGACGGCAATGTGGAAGTTTCGCTCCGTTTTGATCATGAAACCACTATACCACTTCGATCACGAACTTTGCACTGAAAGCGACATTCAAGAGCACTTTCTCGGGACAGATGAAAGTGGCTTTCAAGAGACTATTTTTCGAGGGCAGTGCAAAGTTTGAGGGGGAAGTGGTATAGTGGTTTCATCAACGAGGAAAGGACAAGCAAATGGCCAACATGAGCTACTGCCGCTTCGAGAACACCCTCAATGCCCTGGTCGACTGCCTCAACGCCATCGAGGACGACGGCCTTGACACCCTCAAGTCCCGCTACGAGCGCGAGGCCGCGGAATCACTTGTCTACACCGCCAAGCGGTTCATCGATGCGTACGAGAACGCCAAGTCGGATGCGGCCGCCGTCGAGATGGGTCTCCTCCCGGAGTAAAAAAGAAAAATCTTCGAAAATCTCGTGCAAAGTTCATTAGCAAAGAGGTAAGATAATCTCATGATCAAGGAACTCCTCTCCGCCATTGATTCCCTCGACCTCGCCGACCTTCGCAAGCTGGAGGGCAAGATCTCGGCACGCCGCTATAAGATGGAGGAAAAGGCAAAGACCTCGAGGATGATGTCCCGCCTCGTCAAAGTGGAGGTCTCACAATGGGCGGTTGCCCCCTCCGACGTGAAGCGCTTCGTTGGCGGTTTCTTCCGTGAGCAACGGCCGTCGGGCAACCTCGGTGGCCGCCTCTACGCCAAGACCAAGACGGGAATCCTCTACGAGCAAGACCGCTTCGGTCGTTCGTGGGAAAAAGTCACGGTCTGACCTTTGCAACTCGTTGCACCCCCTGCCCGGAGCCTTCGTGGTTTCGGGCTTGCGGAGTTGAAAGAGGCTTTCACCTTCGGACTTCGTGCAAAGTTCATTGAGAAAAGGGTAAGGTAATCTCATGGCAAACATCGAAGGCATCCTCCCCACCGGCACCACCTACCAGCTCGAAGCACCCCGAGCGATTCAAGATGAGGACCCCGAGACGGGAGAATGGATCAAGAAGTCCTATCCGGTCGGGACCGAGGTCCGCATCCTGAAGCACAAGCTGAAGCGAGAAGGATCATACCAGTACGTCGACTACGTGGTCGAGATGCCTGACGGTTACGTGATGAACGTGTCCTCCCGTCAGGTCCACAAGATCCTCGGGATTCCCGCACCCAAGATCAAGAAGTAGGATCTTTGCAACTCGTTGCACACCTCGGGGACAGGGCTTCGGCCTTGGCCCCTCGGGGAGTGTAAAGTCACTCACAGATTTGGTAGGATGATCTCATGGAACAAAAGGCCATCGACATCGATTCCGTCTCCGACTTCGTCTCGTCCGACGCTCTCGCGATCCTCGGGAACAAAGCAGCGGTCAACAAGCCCGACATCTCCCGCCTCCCGGACGCGATCGTGGGCGGGGTGGCTCAATTCAGCGAGGGCGACAAGATCGTGATCGAGCGATACTCCTCCTTCCTCCGCGGCAAGCCCTACCTCGACACGAAGACCTACCGCGTGGTGCGACACGACGAGTTTACCGGTCGTCTCCACCTCTTCGATGAGCAGCTCGAGCAGAACGCCATCATGAACTGGAAGGAAGGCATTCGCTTCGGCACCGTCTTCAAGCTTGCCACGGGCAAGGTGAACGTCTCGACGAAGAAGAAGCGCGGCCGCCCGCGCAAGAACCCGGTGGAGGACGTCGCTCCCGTGGACCCGAACGCCCCGAAGCGTGGCCGCGGCCGTCCCAAGGGCGCGAAGAACCGATCGAAGGAGGAGATCAAGGCCGAGAAGGAAGCGAAGAAGGCAGCGAGGAAGGCCAAGTGAGTCTCCCAGCTGTGACGGTCAAGAGGGAGAACGCTTGGGCTCACCTCTACGACGAAGACCTCGACACCATCCTCGGAGAATTTCGACCGGGTGAGGTGGGCTTCGTCCTCCCGCGGGAGAGGTACCACCTGTGGCACACGTACGTGAAGGTGATCCTCTCAGACAAGTGGGGGTGGGTCTCGCTCGACGCCCTCGAGGAATTGAAGTGAGACCGGGAGACGTCGTCGTCGCTGTGCGGACGTTCTCACTGTGGGAGACGTCAAATCTCCTCGACGGACTCTACGACGACGGCGGAGCATTTGGATACGACGGAGCACGCGCTACAGTGGAAAGAGGTAGACGCCTCGTGGTTCTAGAGACGCTGGAGAAACCGATGGGCTTCGGCGACAGGAGAGACTGGTCTCGAGTCACAGCCGTGAGGGTCCTGTCTCCCTCGGGTGTAGGCTGGACGTCAGACGACAACCTCGCGTCTCCCTGAGGCTCCCATTGCAACTCGTTGCACCGTGGGGATCAGTCTCCCGTCTTGCGGCGGCCGTACTTCGCGTCCTCTCCCTCCCTCTCCTCAGACGTCTTCACGGAGGCGAGGTTAGGTTCTGTCTCGAGGTAGTGGTAGAGGGTGCGGGGAGCCACGTCGAGGTTGTCGGCGGCCTTCGCGACGTCACCTTCTGCAGAGTCGACGGCTCCCTTCACACGCACAGAGAACTCTCCCGGGTTGAGCTGCTTCACTGCTCCGAGGTCGGTGCGGGGTCCACCAGGCTTCTTGTTTCGCCTCTTCTCAGACAGCACCTCACGAACGAATTCCACGATCAAGTTCTTCATGTCATTAAGTATCTCCCACCCGGGTATTTGATCAGTCGTCGTCGCTCGACAAGAGGGAGAGGAGGAGGGCGAGGAGCGCGGCGTCACCGCTAGCCTCCCGTAGGAGTCGTCCGATCTTCGCGTCACGGCCACCCTTCGTGAGGGGTACGCCCAGCTTGCGAGAGAGTCGAGACTTGGCGGCGGTGAGGCCGAGGAGACGGGAGAGGGAGAAGCCACCCTTGTTCATGCTCTCATCTTACGCCACACGGGGGAGAATGGACAAGCTCCACGGCATGCCACCCCCTGAAAGCGACCCGAGATTTTCGAGTGACGGCATGCCACCCCCTCAAATGCCGCGGAAAAACTCAGAGCACGATCCAGTCGCCCGAGTCTCCCAGGTCGACCACCACCATCCCGGGGGACTCAGCGTCGCAGGGGAGGGAAGAGGAGACGGGAGGGAGGGGGAGAGGGAGCTCGAGCTCCAAGGGGGTCGGCTCGACCGTCTTGCGCGGGGGAGGGGGAACGACGTGGGGGAGCATGATAGTACCTATGCGGGTGGGAGAGAAATCTGAAAGAGCCTCCGCCCGGGGTGGGTGTTAGAGGGGAGTGACCGTGGCTCCGTCGAGGTACAGCCCAGCCTCAGGCTCGTAGCCGTAGAGGGAGAGGAGGGGAGCGTGGTGGGGTGGGTCGGGATAGAACATGCCACAGCCCTCCCACTCGTCCCAGGCGACAGTGCCCGTCATGGGAGGCATCGCGGGGAGGGAGGGATGGGTGAAGGTGACTCGGCGAGGCGTTGTGTGGACCATGAGCTCTTTATAACACACAGCGGCGTGACTTTACACTGAAACACAACGCTCGACGGCGGAGAGACAAAATAAAAAAGGCCTCCACCCGGTAGGGGGAGACCCATGAGGCTAGCTAGCGTAGGGGAGGGGGAGTCAGCGGAGGGTGCCCCAGTCGACCGAGTCCATGTCGCGACCCACTCCCTTCTTCCAAGAGGCGATGGCCGCGCTCCGCTGCACGACGCGAGCCTCCGTGTGACCCGCCGCGGCGACGACGCGCTCAGCCTCCTCCCGCGTGGCCCAGCCGATGGCCTGTTGCGGGTGGTCGGTGAATTGTCCCAGGGAGGGGCCGTAGAGGGAGGCTGCCTTGTAGGGACCCAGGGCGTAGCCGGTGGAGATGCCGTAGAAGACGATCCAGTCAGTGTCGTTTGCCATGAGACAGATATACCACAGACACGCAGCAGTTTGCACGCGTCATTGCAACTCGTTGCACACCGGAGGGCAGCGTTTCTCCACACGAGACGAGTGTCACAGAGTGCCATTTTGTGTCATGAAGTGCCCTATTGTGCCAAGGTACCACCACGCGCCACAGGGTCAAGCTACCCCTCCTGATCGCCTGTGCTGCTTTTCCCTCGACTCCGCCTGCTGCCCCACGCACCACCAGATATGTACACGTAGACATGGACAGCGATCGCTAGAGCTGCTTTTCAGGGGGCGTGGGTCTCCGGGAGTCCTCGAGTCCGCGGGACGGCTGGGGAGGTACCGTGTGTCTCGTCTGTGGCTCCCTGTGTGCCCTCCCTCTCCCCCTACATAGCGCCCTGAGTCTCCCTCCCTGCGGATGTCTCCCTCTCCCTACGTGACTCTCTTCCCTCCCCTCGAGCATTTCTCGTTTTTGTCTCCGCCGTCGGGATAGTTATGGGGGACGATGGACGACGTCCCCGAGTATCCCGTTGGTTGCATGATCGTGAGCGACTCTCCTGACGTGGATCGTCACCTCGGGATCGTCCTCGCCACCGTCACCTCGGCGTGGGAGTTCAGGCGGATCCTGTGGCTCGATGGTCGCGTCTCCCTCGAGGGCGTCATCTACCTCGGCACCTTCTACCGTCCCGTCTCGTTTCTGCCTGTCCGATGACGACGATCATTTAATTCCCGCGCTGTTATATGTGGACGAATTCTGTTGAATATACTTATGGGACATGGATCATCCCCTCCTCCGCGCCGCCATCCGTTCCCTCCTCTCCGAGATGTCCCACTACTCTCCCGTCAAGGCGGCCACAGCTGCCCAGTTCCCCCACATGGCGAAGGGACACGACTCGACCTGGGAGGAGGCGCTGAGCGAGGCCGCCGAGGCATGCAGGTCTCTCGGCGATCGTCCCCTCCTCTACCGCGCCCACGCTTTTAAGGGCAAGTCGAGCGGCATCGTCGTCGTGGCGAGCGATCCTGAGGGGTGGAGGCGTGGTCGCATGGGTCTCACGATGTCCCTCTCCCCCGCCTACGCCGAATTCATGGAAGAACTCACGCGCACCCTCGGGATGGCGAACGTCGTCTACACCTCCTTCGGGGTGGGTCGATCTGTCTTCGGATCTCCCTCCCTCTTCGTTCCCCTCTCTCCCGCGAAGGTCGCCTACAACCCCGCGGTGTACGACGTGTACGTCGATTGGAAGAAGCACGCCGAAGGCGCAGGAGCCACGGCTGATGAGATGATCGAGGGCTACGTCGAGGGATGGCCTACGGATCTACCTCGCGGTACCGAGGTCCTCGTCGATTGTGATCGTTACGCTCTTCTCTCCCCCGAGATCCTGAAGCACACTCTCTTCTACAGCGACAAGGAGGGACAAGCCACTCTCGACAGGGTGAAGACGTATTCGGATCTCGCTGAAGTTATTTACCGTGCAGTTTAGAGAGGATGTGCACAGATCTTTTTAGACAAAATCTTTTGCTAATACTCTTCATCAGAGATTGGTACAATGTTATTCATGACTAATCCATCTGATCTACTCTACGACATGAGAATTGTGTCCCATCACCCGACAAATCCCGGACCCGTATCTTACGCGATGTCTCGTGCGACGGGAATACCCACAGCAATATGCCGTCAATACGTCAACGGTGACCTCAGAGAAGACTTCTTCATTCGAGGCATCACATTTACATTTGCGATGTCCATCAAGTCAATCGTGAGAGATGCTGACGGAGAAGCAGAGATGTCTGTCTGTCCGTGGTCTCGTGGTCTGAATGTGGCCTGAGACACATAGACTAAATTGTTTCTCTGTAGTGCTTTGAAAAGAGGCTTGTTCCTGCAGACAAGAATCTTCCGATTATCGAGTCTGTCTTTCCCTTGAACTTCTTTGCAAGACTGGCTTCAAGGGAATTTCCTGCTGCTATGAGTTGGTCGACTGTTCCTTTCTCCCAACCTTGCGCTTTATAGACTCTATCGAGGAATTCGTAGCCTTCTTCGTCGTGAACCTCTGAGTCGTCCTCTTTTGTAGCAGTCTTGTTCTCCGGCGGTAGCGGGTCGAGAGGTAATGTCTCGTGAGTCTTCGATGCTTTTTCCCATCCCTTGCGTGCTGAAGAGGAAACTGATGATCTATCGGGCATTAGGAGACCATTCGGAGACAATGCATAACCAATCGCATAGAGAAGTTTTCCGTAACCAGGACCCGCAGATCGAGTCACTTCCCAGGCTCCGTATGCCTTACCATGTGTCGGAGGCCCGACTGAGATGTAGCCTACTATAGATTCTCTTGCGGCGAATTTAGCAACATCGAGAGGAGTTATAAGCGTTTTCTTTCCTTTTATTTCTTCTATTTCCTTCATTGCCTCTTTGAAGGCAGAGAGGTCAACAAGGACGGCCTCTTTTGAATCTGGGTTGAAGAATCCTTCGCCTACAAATACAGCGAGTCCTTCAGTTGAAACTGACTCAAGCAAGACGCTTCTAACATATTCTTTCAAGAGATTGATCATGTTTACTTTGTATATATGAATATTTTTTATGTAATCGAACGCATATAGTACATTTCAACGTGACCTTCAGTTGTAGATTATTTTCTTTCTCTATCTTTTCTTTCGTGGCTGTGTTGTCGTGCGCAGATGATCCGAGAAAAGAGAGTTATCAATGGATCGATGCAGACAAATTATTTAGAGGAAGTAGTAAGTGGGCAGGAGCAGACTCAGCCTACAGCGTGCCCTTAAAAGACGATAGAATTTTGTGGCTCTTCGGTGACACTTTTACATCGCAAGACAGATCTACGATGGTTCATAACAGTGTTGGCATACAACAGGGAAAGGATCCTTCAAGTTCATCAATAGAATTTTATCAGAATTTTTTCCCAGGTGACAAAGACAGCGGTACGTATTTCTGGCCTGGAGCAGGAATTTTCTACGAGAATTCTTTGGCTGTATTTAGGACCCACGTTATTTCCACGGAAGGTGAAGGTCTTGGATTTGATGTAATCGACTGGTCCCTTGTTTTGTTTGAAAATACCTCAGGACATCCAGCAACGTGGAAGAGAAAGATTGTTCCTTCTAGCATCCCATTTAAAGGCATGATGTTAGGAACAGCCTTGGCCATGGACAAAGACCACGTTTTCTCCTTGGCTTATAAGCATCCATGCGGCTATGTACTTCGCTGGAAGATTCAAGACTTCTTTGGCGGAAATATTGAAAATGCAGAATGGTGGGACTCAATTATAGGCTGGGTGTCTCAAAGAGATCTTAGAGAGATTCCAAGCCCGATAGAAGCTGCAGCGGGACCCGAAGCGTCTCTTCACTATGAAGCTGCTAAGAGAAAGTGGATGATAGTGAGATCAATGGGATTTGGAGACTCAAGAATAGGAGCTTGGTATGCAGACTCCGTGGAAGGACCGTGGTCTAATCCTGAGATTATATTCAATCCTAGCGAGGGAAATATAGACGGAGTTCTAGTATATTCTGCAAAGTCACACCCAGAAATCTCGTCAAAAGACTTTCTTACAGTCACATATTCGACAAACACGCTCGACTTTACGAGACTTGTCAAAGACTCCTCACTGTACTATCCTAGATTCATAAGAATTACTAGATAAGGCTTTTTCTCTTTAGCATTTCGCTGTACTGATTTCGAAAGAAGTGAGTACCAGCAGAAATGAATACGTTTCTTATGGCTGCTTCGTCTCTGTCGACGTCTGATGAAAGTTCTTTTAATGCAGTCTTTCCTTGAGCTATGAGACGTGAAGTCATTCCTTTTTCCCAGCCTTGCTCCTCATAAGCATAATCGAGGTGATCATTTCCAGGTTGATTTAAAAGTTCTGCGTCGTCATTTGGACTCTTAGTTTTGTTATTAGGCGGAAGATCATCAAGCTTTAAAGATTTTCTCTCTTTAGATGCTTTCTTCCATGCCTGTGCAGCATCAGGAGAAACTGTGTGTCTGTCTGGCATCAAAAGACCTGTCGGGGACAAAGCATACCCGATGCCATAGAGGATCTTCCCGAGACCTGGAGCGGCAGCATGGGTAACCTCCCATGCTCCGTATGCCTCGCCTTTGTCTGGTGGACCGAATACACCGTATCCAACTACAGATTTGTTGATAACTTCAATAAGAAAATCAAACACATTGTCTTCGGCTTTTCTTCTAGAAAGAGCTGAATAAATTACATCGTACTTGAAGATAACAACTTCTTTTTGATCTCCGAAATTACGTTCAATTATTCCAAGTGACGAAACGTCCGGTGATTTAGACTCAAACAGTACTGATCTTACGTACTCTCTAAGAATTCCTATGTTTTTCATACTCTCTTAATTATAATCTTTCAATTCCGCCGTTGTGGAATTATTGGCATTTGAAGTCTTTAAGTGAGCAACTTTCCGGTGGTTGGCAAACACATTCTATTGACTTTTCTTTGCCGCACTCTGACAACATGATAGTTACTCCGCATTGTAGACCAAATGATTCGCAAATTTCCTCTCGTGTCTCATCGTAGCAAATTCTATCTGTAACTGCCTTTGTGACAGAAACAGATAGAACAAAAATCAAGAATGAGAGAAGATATTTCATAAAAGTAGATTAACAACGCTGTTTACAAAGAGACCGTATGAAAGAGCAGAATCAACTCCAAAAAAAGAGGCAATGACTGAGAGCGCGGTCACTCCAAGACTGATAATAACTCTTGTAAATTTTCTCTCATGCTCATTCTTTATCTGGTCAGATTTCCCAAGTTCGTATTCTTCTTTCAACCTATTGACACCGACTACGATTAAAGTTTGAGTGTCATCCACGTGACGCCTAGTTCCTCCCATAAGCATGCGCATACAAATACTTATTCACTAGACGAATAACGTGTCTTGAGTAATATATTGTGCATGTATAAGTCGTTCATCTATGCTTTCGCTGCATCTCTAATATCCGCTAATGTTCACGCCGAACCGATAAAGAATTGGTCGCTCGGTTTTGGAGCAGGTCCCACAATTGGAGCTGGATTTGCAGCAAGATACGACTGGGACAACAATTGGGGAGTGCAGGCTTCTGCGCTTCCCTTTTACACGAATGACAATTCTTTCATGGTAGAAGGTCTTACAGGCCTGTACACACTTGATCGAAACAAACACGGAAGTGTTTATCTCTCAATGGGATTCGTAGGATGGCACAGAATGGTTACGAATTACGTGTGGCCAATTGTCGAAAGCAAGCTAGACCCAAGCGGCAACCCAATTCCCAACCCACCAGTTGATCCAATAATCACAAAAACATGGACAAACGGATTTGCTACTGGACCTGGGCTTGGGTTTAAGTTCAACTTCTTCGAAAACTATGCATTTTCTTTCGATCTTCCCGCAGCGTTTGTGTTCGAGGTAAAAAGTGGAAAAATTGCATTCGACTCATTCAGGCCATGGCCGAATGTCGCACTAATGTATAGTTTCTAAGATCTTAATATTCGAAGATGGCCTTTATTATTCTAAGATCATCTACAAATTTTTTGCCATCCTCATAACCTTTGTCCCAAAGAAGCCTGTAATCTTGAGGATCTCCCCAGGCGAATGTTCTGAGGTTGTCTGGGTAGTCATTAATATACTTAAAGCATCCGCCACCCAAATACCCAGGGTCTGTTTTGTCTTCGAGGGTGCTTGAAGGAACAATCATTACTTTGATGTCAGTGTTCAAGTAGTTGAAAAAATTATTAAGTTTAAAACCGCCGTCAATATAGCGTGTGTCTCTGAACTTATGCGGAAAAGACAGAAGAAACCAGGGAATGGATCCCGTGGCAAGAGCTGCTTCTTTAATTTCATCTATGGACTTAAAGTCTCCAATCACGTCATGCTGCTCCCAGTTCCAAAACTGCGTTGCGATAGCAGTACACTTTTTCATCTTAGCGAGAATCATCTCTTCAGTTAGGGGAGTCTTTTCCATTATCTTTTGAGTATGAAAGTCTACGAATTTTCGAAAAAGATTAAATTTGTGCCAGTTCTCATACATGGGAGAGTTAAGGTTTCGCGTCCACATATCTCTTTCGTTAACGCAAGCAAGATGCGCAAATATTGCGTAGAAGCTTGCTGAAACTCCGACATAGTTGTCGACTTCAATTCCATTGTCATCTAAGCACTTGAGAAATCCATTCGTGTAAGAAGCCCTGAAAGCTCCTCCATGGCAGAATATTCCGATCGTTTTTTTTGGCATAGATCAAATCTCCTATTAAATACGTAGGAATCTCTTTGAGATTAAGTGACTTTCAATTCAAGTTTTTGACGGGTATATTCCTTCTAAGCAAATGATATAATTTAAAGACAAAGATGGCTGAACATTATTGACAGGGGATAAACGATTCTGTCCAGTCGCACTCAGAACGACACCTACTCCCGTTGAAACATTTTGAGGAAAGAACGCGTAGGGAATGTTGCTCTGCTGCAAAGTATTAACTTCTGTTCCAAAAATTTCTCCTTGGACCCGAGGCGTAAGTCCGACACCACCTCCTGCTCCGACAGGTACACGCCCTCTTAGATCTGGTATTGCAAAATTCGTTCTTCCGTCACCGCCGTACGTTGTTCCGATTATTGAAAATAAAGCAGCGTATTGTTGAATTGGAAGAAGAGATCCGTCACAAAAATGCCATCCTGCGGGTGAATAATTACCCGAAAATAGCTTGACCACACCAATAAATTCGTCCATACTATTTTATCCTTATGTTCGACAACAAATATAGATTTGTCGATGTTCTTGCTACTTATTTTATGAGACTTTTCACTAGGCTGATCTTCGCGCTGATTTTTTTGTCATCGACAGCCTCAGCGGCTGTGTGCGTTGGTAAAAATTGCGAGCTTCTAGAATCGATTGCAAGTTCTAAAGGTTTATCGATGCAATCGATTCTAGACAACATTCAGGGAAATATTATAGATCCAATAGTAGATTCACAAAGTCGAATGGTTGCATGGGAGGGCGGAATGCTAGACTACTCTCCTGCAGGATCACAGAATGGAATAAAAGTGACGCTATGGGGTGGAACGTCTTTTAACTGGGTATCGTCTCGAGCAAATTTCTTTGGGAAAGAAATTAGTTCAGAATACACAACAGGAATAATAAGAATAGGTGCTGCATCAGAGATTCAGATTTCTAATTCGACAGATTTAATATTGAACGCAGGTTTCTGGTATGGAGACCCAGACTACGGAACGGGCTTCATTATAGGTACAAACAACGAAAAGACAGCACGTCTGGGAGTTGGAACTAGACATACTTTTATGAATTTCGGGATAACAAAATTGTATTTTACGGCCGGAGTTTTAGCCGGAATACGACATTTTGACACAGCGTACGAAGGATCAAAATTCTTGCTAAGGACTCCCATGGGAGAAGTAGGTTGGTCAGGTATTGAAAGTTACAGTGAAGAAGCAGCCTTCATTTCAACACCCTTAACAATTGGTGGAAATTTAAAATTCTGGCGATTGACTTTAAATGCTGAAGCGGGAGCTAGATATTCATACCAAATAGGACAAATTAGCATAGGAAAGTTTGGGCCTGTCGGACCGTTCTTCGGTCAGTCTGGCTTCTATAACATCGGGGTTTCTTCAGCAAGATCAGTCGATTCGATGCAAATTTGGCCTATTCTTAGACTAGGATTTGAATGGAATGTCTTCTCAGATATGAGTGTTCTGGGCAACTGGCAACCAAAAATAGAAAACAGTCCCCATCATCTTTCTGTTGGTGCGGGGTGGAAGTTTCTTAGTGAGGATTCAGCCGTTTTTAAGTGAAATTACTAGAGGCGCGTGATCAGAAACGTTTGTCGAGCACCAGTTAAAATTCTTCAAACACACAACTTCTGATATATCAATCTTTTTCACAGAGGTCCATCTAGATTTATCAAGATTTAGAATCATGTGGTCGTAAGAGTTTGAATAAGAATTTTCACCCAGTGTTGTTTTTTCATTGCCAGTGACGTAAAAACCTTTTTCCGTGAATAGATCAAAGACCTTCGACGATAATTCTCTGTTAAAGTCTCCGACTAGAATAAGACCACTTCTATGTGCTGGAGATAGCTTCTCTAAAAGTAAAGACAGATTTTTTATTTCTTCATCTCTTGCTTTAGCTGAATCTCCGTAAATTACATGAACAGTAACCGTGCAAAAACTTGTGTGCAGCGTTTTCATGCATGTTAACAAAGGTTCTCTCGCCCACACATCAAGATCGTCTTTTACCACTTCGTTGCTAGTAAAAGAAACTAAATCTCTGCGGGCAAGTACTGCATAATATTCAAAATAACCATTTCTCCCTACCCTGGAAGAAAGAACGGCTTCCCAGCCCGGTAGATATCTTAAGAGTAGCTGCAGTCCGTCTGGGTTCATCACTTCTTGAAGTGATACCACGTCCATGTTGCTATTTATAACCCTTGCAACCAGATCATATCTTTTGCTTCCGTTTCCAAGACGCTTTAAATTCCAAGTTCCAATTCTTATTTCTGACTTATCTAAAAATTGTAACTGACTCTCAGGTGATCCATTAGATGTTTTTGGATTGAAGACAGCGTGAGAATACAAAGACAAAGAGAGTGACAAGATTGAAAATATTTTTAAGGCTTGATTTAAAAGAATCATTGAATCCGCCTGAGTTTTGAGGAATGGAAGCAATGAACCACACCGTCTATTAACACATTCCACAAGTGCAAATGAACTGGGTCTCTGTCAAGAATTAATCCCGTTAAATTCTGATTGTGTATTTCAACAAGAATCCCTTTTTCAAGACATTTGCCAAGATCGTACATGAATTATAAATAGAAAGTTCAAGTAAATTCTTCACAAACTTTCAAGTCTTCTGGGTGAATTCCAACGCAGCATATGATGTAATTTAAACCTAGCGAAGGCTGAATATTTTCTAGTGGCTTTTCTTCAACATTTGTTGCAGTCCTTCCCTTCATAGATGACATGACAAATCTGTTATCTTGAAATCTACTGTCGACTGAAGAAAGATCTTCTTTTGGTCTTTTTTCATGCGTTCCAAAGTTGTCTGAAGTCTTCAGCGGCATATGATCAAGATCTATTGTTACAGTTTCAGCTCCAAATGACTGACCGAGATCCCTAGGGGTTAAATTCTCACCCTTGCCTGCTCCCACTACGACTCGACCTCTGAGATCCGGTATTGCGAAAGTTGTTTTGCCATTTCCCCCAAACGTATTCCCGACGACTGTGTAAAGATCGGGGTATTCTCTTATCTTTACGGTTCTTCCGTCACAAGGCAACCAGCCAACGGGAGGATGAGATCCTGCAAAAATCTTTATTGTACCAACTATGTCTTTTTCTTTTTTTTCGCGATGGAAGCCTGGTGGATAATTTAGATTGAGGTTTATATTGATGTTTTCTTTTGCAGATAAGCTGTTTTTCTGTGAAGAAGGCAGGGATATTGATCCTGTCAGGATTCTGACAATTTCCAAAATCCATTCTAGAAAAACAGACATGCTTACAGTCTGATTATAGTAATGAAAATGTAAAAGAACAAGACCCGTAAGGTCTTGTTCTTGTTAAGTTTACCTACCATCTAAAGCAGTCTACCAGTCGTAGTAAAGGTCGATGTTTGCCTCTTTGTAGCAGATTTCAGGATCTTTTCTCCTCATCTTGTGACCATTCTTATTGAGAGCGTCGTTCTCTTCGAGCAATACCCAACACACCCTGGCACTCTTAAGGATAGCTTCTATTCTCTCTACATTAGGATTTTCAAGAAGTAGAATTTCTGTTCTCATGTCTACTGCAGGCTTCCAATGCTCCCAATGAAGCCCAGATTCTTTTCTACCACCAGGAAATCTGCCGCCATCGTCCCAGTGGTATTTTCTCAAATCTCCTAGACCTAGCTGATTTGCCCGTAACTGTGCAGCACATGAAGCATTTCGAACAGCAACGTCCTCCATGTTCCTGCAGAGAGTTAAAAGCAGAGAAAGAAGTCCCTTGCTGGTTTGTTTTTCTTCGTTTTCTTTGATTTTTTGAACTATGCACAGAGAAATTTCTGCCATGCTTCTTGCAAATGCACTGTTCATTTTTCCCTCAATACAATTTTCCCCGTCGAAGACATACTAAGAATTTTCTTGATAGTATGAGATTCTTCTTCTCTCGAAGGAAATGTAGGGTCTAGTAGAACAGCCTCTAGTCGTTCTAATAGATCAGCTCTGGAAAAATTTACAAAGATGACACGATCTTTTTGATCGATATCATCGATGTCTTTTCTAATCTTTTTTAGATTATCGAGAAGCTCTTGTACTTCAAGTCGTCCCATGAGACATGTTATAACTCATTCGTGACCAAAATTTCAATTTAGCGCCCGAATATGTCCAAGAATGCAGCGATAAGTGCTCCCGCAGACAAAACATCGCTCAACCAATGATGATGCGACAGAACAAGCCAGACTGCAACGACTCCAAGCAAGATCCATGCAGCTGGGCTGTGAATACCAAAAAGAACAGCTCCTGCAACGGCTAACGTGTGTGCAGAAGGATAAGAAAATTTCGTGAACATTCTTCCAAGTTCGTCCCAAAAGCTGTCAGGTTTTCTGCGCCAGATAGGATCCCACCACGCAGAAGAGTCTTCTATTGCGCTTTCGTGGATGTAAGAACGACCATATGCTAGTTTGAGCAACCCGCCTGCGAGCAAAAGTGTAACATACTTCACAGGAAAAACTCCGCCCCAGAAAGGTTGCAGAAATATCGAAGAAATTGCTATCCAAAAGGGAGACCCGACCACGACTGCATCAAGCGTCCGTGTCACATCATTCTTTTCTATTAAGCTTTTTCCTCCACCGCTCTTGAGAATCACGTTATGAACAAAGCTGTCAATTCCCAAGACGGAGAAAACAGGTCCTACAGAAAGAGCTGCAGGCAAAAGCGTATACCACTTAGTAAGAATTTCCCAATTCATATCAATTCTCCTTACAACCAGCCAGTTCCATCTGTGCCTCAAGAGACTCTCTCTCAGCAGTGACTACAGGCAATCTTTGTCTAAAATAATTTGCAGCGAAAGTTGGACCACCTTTTTCGGAGTTCTCAATGTACTTCTTCATAAAAGCGATCTCAGCATTGAGTTCTGCTAGACGAGTTTTAAAAAACAAACATCCAAAGGTTTGAATTAAATACCTCCATGCCTTCATGATAATCTCCCATAGCATCGCAGCGCTTTTCATCATTTTTCGTCTTCCGAGGTAGTAGGTGTAGGCCTGGGAAGGTCCCTTCTGGGGACGTACTCTACGGGACCTCTCTTGACAACATTGCTGTCAAATCCAAAATTTTCAAGTGGCCTACATTGAAAGTCAAAACAGACCTCACCCGCGCCTCGTTCACATTCATTTCCGCAAACGCCGCAATTGTTGTTGTCCCATTGAAGATTCACACATTTGGGTCTATCACAAATTGCTAAAGGATAGTCGCAGACAAATTTAGGTGGAGGAGGATTTGAGTTAAATTCTTGTTGACTAGAATCGTAGTCGTCATCGTAGTCTTTTGGTACAGAACTACATGCAGCCATAAGAGCAAACAAAAAAGTAATCTGTCTCATAGTGGTAAGTATGAGAAAAGGTCGCTAAAAGCGACCTTTTTCTTTCATTGCTGTTGTTCTCCCATTAAGAAAACTGGCATTTCACTTAAAGAATCTTGAATCTTTTTTGCAAGTCCCTCGAGCGTATTATCTCCTCTTTCAGCGAATTCTTCAAATGCTCTTTGGAGACAAGAATGCACGTCAACAATTCTGCATCCGATTCTGTTGACATCTACCTGTTGCTGCTCTTGAGATTCTGACATGTTCTTCCTTCTCCCGTTGGGGGCTTACGAAAAACTTACAACAATTTACGTAGTATGTTTCAAGTATTCTTTTTAGTAGATTGCCACGCCATTAATGGCACCATCCTAAGAGCCTTTGTGGACATCTCAACGGTCTTCCACCAGTCATCTAGCTCTTTTTGATTCTGAATTTCACCTGAAGCAACAGCCTCTTGAACGAGGGCTTGGAGCTTCTCGCGTACTACTTCTTTCTTCATATAGGTCTCCGATGCACTCACCTTACGACTCTTGAGCGCCTCAACAACGAATTCTCTCACAAGACCTTCTTCGTTTTGCATGTTTTAACTATTCTTTTTATTTATAGAATCAATATTTGACTGCTAAATGTAATTAATTGAGGCATCAACACTGCAGTATATTTAACTAGAGTTGACAAATGTCTGTAACCATTAAATCCCCTATAATCATAAATTCGAAAACTTCGATTGGGCCAACATCAAGCCCAGACTTTCCTACAGCTTATACTACGTTAATTAATAGTTTTAGCGGAACCAAAATATACGTAAAAAAAACGGGAAGTGATTCCAACGCAGGAACGTCAGAAGCTGCACCAAAGCTGACCATACAGGGTGCTGTGTCTGCTGCGTCCTCTGGGAGTATGATTATTGTCTATCCAGGTGTATACACCAGCACAAATGTGCACACTATGGTAACAGACGGAGATAAAAATTTACAGATTGTTTGTTCTCCCGGCAGAGTAAAAATTACAGGTACCAATACTGTCGATAGAGATTTCCACTGCTTTGGTCTTAACCACAATTCGTCTAAGCTATATGGTTTGATCATGGAAAGAAATAACAACGGCAGAACAGATAACTACATGAATGCTTTTATGAGGTGGTTGACGAACGGAGAAGCTTATAATTGCGTATTTAGAGAAGTCAGTGCGAATGGTAGATTCAGCATGCACTACGATAACGAAAACACTTCTAGCTGGCTGGCAGATGGATGCTTGTTTATTGGAGGTGCTTGGCAGGGTAACTACAGCGGAGGTAGCAACGCAACTACTAGAAATTCTGCATCAAACAATTCTAGCTGGACTGCTTCTGGTGTTTTTACAGGAAACCAAAAGCCTGTAACGATAGGCCCAAATTGGACTGTTGGATCTACGGCTTACGGTGTTTATTCAGGAACATACGCCTGGGTTGAATCTAATGTAACACAAACTTATAGCTGAAATATTTCAAGATATAGACATGCAATTGGCCGAAACTTACGACATCATAAGCGAAATTTAATGAAGCGAAGGTAAATAATTTTTAACCATGCATGAATTAATGAGTAGTATTAACTAGAAGAATTAAATCTTCTGCTTTAAAGATCAAGTCATGTCTAATCTAATCCATCTTAACGATCAGAACTTTGAAGAGTTCGTCAAGGGCTCTGATGTTCCTGTTCTAGTAGATTTTTCCGCCTCGTGGTGCGGTCCCTGCAAGATGCTCACTCCCATCGTGGAGAGCCTCGCAACGGAACTTTCCGGCAAGGTAAAGGTTTGCAAGGTGGATATTGATGAAGCGCCCATCTCTGCCCAGAAGATGGGCGTGAGGGGTGTTCCAACAGTGATCGCCTTCAAGTCCGGAGAGAAGACAGGCACTGTGGTCGGTCTCACCTCGAAGGACAAGCTACGCGCATTGGTCGAGTAGGACATAAACTGCGGGGATAGCTCAACGGTAGAGCCTCAGTTTTCCAAACTGAATGTTGCGGGTTCGAATCCCGTTTCCCGCTCCAGATTTCAAATCTGCCGCTTTAGCTCAGTTGGTAGAGCAACGGTTTTGTAAACCGTAGGTCTCCGGTTCGAATCCGGACAGCGGCTCTCAGGTAATCATGTCATACCACAACGGACAGCCTATTCCACTCGGCCTAAAGATGAAGGATCTCAATCCACGACCAAAGTGGATGGATGAGTCCATGCAGGCACGTGGATTCAACGTGGGCGACCTGGTCATCCACAGGACTATGTCCTATAACGCGATGGTGATCTACAGAATCATCAAGGATAATCCTTGTGACGGAGATCTGGTGTGGTCGGAGTATAAACCGTACAGACGTTCTACTTACATGTCACGAGGATGGATGGATCCCGTCACAGGAAAAGTTCCTGACAGGAGGCTCATCTATGGTCACGTTGTTCTCTCTCCTGTCTTCAGCATGGAAGATGTCAAGCTGAGAAAGAAGAACGTTCCCTACAACGAAGTGTCCCGACTCAAGAAGGTTGACATCCTCGAGCTGGGTCGAATGTTTTCTCGCCTCAATGAATTCGTAATTTTAGAAGCAAAACGATTGTCAACCTAAGAATTATTTATTGCCATGAACTTTGTTCATGGCAATTTTGTGTGACATTCCTGAAGCTTTCATACGAGCAATCTTGACATCGTCGAAATCGTTGTCTCCGTCGCCGTCTTGATCGACTTTATCTTCTTCGTCGACACATGACATAGCTTCTTCCACTGCTTCTCTGATTAACTGACGGAGTTCCTTGACTGTGATCTTCATGTCTTTAATTATTCTCTTCCTCAGCGTTTGATAGGAGGAGTCGGAATCACGTGGTAGTCTTTGGTATAAAAATCTGGCATGGCGTAAGGATTAGGCGCCACAGGGGGCACAGGTCCCCAGCAATCTTCTGGATCTTCTGTAGGTTCAAGCAAGTGCGGCGCTAATGCATCGGGATCATCTTTGTCTCTTATTGAGATCTTTCCCAGTTGCTCCCTGTCTGCCATGCTTGGCTCCATGGCATTTCGCACGTTCGGTCTTGGAGGGGTAGGAGATGCGCCACCAACCTCCAATAGAACTTCTCTGATTATTCCGCGTAATTGCCCTATGGTTAAATTCATGGAATTAAGTATAAGTCAATGAACTATATTGTCATCATCTCTAGCGCTGTCAATCCTCAAAAGCTTGTTGGGATCAACAGACATGTTGATCGTTGTAGGATTTGGTTTGACAAAGATCTCTATCATCTTCAGAAAAATCGTGCTTAGATTAGAGATGAGACTTACTGCAATAAAAAAAGTTAAATAAGGATGCTGCAAACACCATTCGGTCATTTCACTTCCTCCACATTATTCTACCTCTTGTTACGTCATAAGGGCTAATTTCTATTACGACGTTATCAGCTGGTAGAATGTGAATATGGTTTTGTCTGAGTTTTCCTGATAAGGTACAAAGAACTTCTTGACCACCTTCAACCTTAACCTTAAACCAAGTCCCAGGAAGAGCGTCAGTTACAACTCCGTTAAGCTCTATTTTATCCTGTCTTGAATTGTTGTCTGTTTCTGTGTTCGAATTGATTCTCTTGTTGTTCTTTCCCATTTATTTCTTCTTCTTTTTCTTCGTCGCCGAGACCTTGAGGAGGAAATTCAACACTTCCTCTATTTCTACTGCTTATGCCAAGAGATCCCACAAATCCTGCGGATCTTCTGACCATTCTTTCAACTTCTTCTCTTATGATCTTTCTTAGATCTTTAACCTTTAGTTTCATTTTTACCCGTGAGACGCTATATCGCACAAGTAATTATCGTTAATATAGACTTGAGATCCTAGCTCTTGATGAGTTGCAATAGATGTTATGACTTTTGATTCTACGACAACCTCTAGCTTAGAGTCGAAAATAATCTTAACGGCACGCCCAAATAACATGACTGTTGCATATGACGGTATCAATTTGCCGTTAGGTTTTACAAAACCTACATCTCCTAAAAAAGAAACGATTATCAAAGTGTTGTCTTGTGGGTCAACTCCGCACGCTGCAATGAGATCTTTTGCTGAAAATTGTTCATTGAATTGGTCAATGTCTTCTTGCTCAACACAAGACATGTATTGAGAGAAAATGAAATCTTTTCCTGCTATTTTTAGAGATTTCAAACATGCCTCATGGGAGTCTTGAAGAAAATCGAATAATTAAAATTCATGTTATCTGTTGGCTCTCTGGTTAAATTTGTCTGGTGGTCGGAATACCGTGCACCCAGTGCAAAAGAAGACGAGAGCGGTCATGTTTCTTGGCACACTGTCAAACCAGGAGATACCGGAATAATACTTTGTTCTTTCGGGGAAAGCTACGTCGTTCTGTTTTCCAACATAGATGCTCTCCTAAAGATTCACTCTTCGATGCTTTCACCCATCTGAAAAGACTGCTGAAGTTTAAGATCTGTTTCGTAGAAAGGTCCTAATTTCCCCTCTCCTGAGAAGTAAACATAATATATGTTTGCGTAACTGTTCAACATGTGTCTTACGTGCATTGAAGCAACAAGGCCATCGTTCGGTAGTTTTTTATCCACTACTAGTCCTACTTTTGGGCCTTTTAGCCTGCTACACTGAACTAAATCGCCTACGTTGATATGCATCCTCTTTGCCCTATTTTTTCTAGGTTCTCCTCAGAAATTTCAATAAGAGAATCTTCCAAGTGCTCCTGAAAAGTTGGAAATTCTTTTCCCGACCACATGACAACCCAGATGTTGTCTGCATCTGGGTTGTCAATTTTGTCAACAATAATTCCTATCGAGAGAGATTTTAAGCTCCATCTGTTCCTTGTGACAACTAGCGAACCTCTCTTCATACAATATGTATTAGTTTTTGTCTTCAACTATAACTGCGTCTAGAGAAAGAAATGTCGTAGCTACTGATGCTGCATTTTTCATTGCAGTTCTTGTTACCTTGACAGGATCTATAACGCCCTGCGAAACCATGTCGACGTATTCTCCTGATGCAGCATTATATCCAAGATCCTTGTTCTCTGCCTTCAGCTTTTTTAATTCGTTTAATATAACATCCTTGCTTTGGCCTGCATTTTCAGAGATTCTCTTAATGGGAGCCAGACAGGCTTCTAATACAATCCGTTCACCCGGTGGAACTTCTGTGATCTTGCCATTCTGTGTAAGAGAATTCCATACGTTAAAGAGAGCCATCCCGCCACCTGGAACGATCCCTTCTTCAACTGCAGCTCTTGTAGCATGAAGAGCATCTTCGATTCTGTACTTTCTCTCAATCATCTCTTGTTCTGTAGCGCCGCCGACCTTAATAAGCGCAACTCCGCTCGCAAGCTTAGCAATTCTAACCCGAAGTTTTGTCATTTCATCTGGGGTAAGGGTTATGTCTTGCATTTGAGACTTCAGCTCAGCGACATGATTTTCTGTTGCTTCTTTTGTCGCTGGTTGAGCAACAAGCGTTGTGCTTTTAGAATCTACCACGACTTTCTTGAGAGAGCCAAGGTCTGATAGCTTCATGTCAGACAGCTTGACGCCTGTTGAAGCTGAAACAACTTTACCGCCCGTAAGCACAGCAATATCTCGAAGAAGCTCTTCTTTGTGCTGTCCGTATCCGGGTGATTTGATTGCAACAACAGGCAAGTTTGCGTTGAGCTTGTTGACAACAAGACCTTGAAGCGCTTCACCTTCTACTTCTTCCGCGATGACAAGAAGCGGCGTCCGAGCCTGCATCACCTTCTCTAGGAGGGGAATGAGATCTCTCATAGTTGAGAGCTTGTTCTCTATGAGAAGCACCTTTGCATCAGAGTAGGACGCATGCATCTTCTCAGAAGATGTTACAAAGTAAGGAGAAAGGTAGCCTCGATCGATCTGCATGCCTTCTACTAGCTCAAGAGAAGTATTCATTCCCTTTGCATCTTCGACAGTAATGATACCGTCGTGTCCTACTTTGTCCATCGCCTCAGCTATTAACTCACCAATTTTTCTATCACCATTTGCCGATATTGTGGCAATCTGAGCAATCTCTTCTGACGTCGTGAGCTGCCGAGAAGATTCCTTCAAAAGTTCTATAACAGTCTTGGAGCCTGATTCAATTCCTTCACATAGCTCTTTTGCGGAAAAACCCGCTTCAAGAAGCTTAAGTCCTTCCTTCACCATTGCATAAGTCAGGACTGTGGAAGTAGTAGTCCCATCCCCTGCAATATCATTTGTCTGAGAGGCTGCCTCCCTTATGAGCTGTGCGCCCATTCTTTCGACAGGTGGAACCAAATTAATCGATTTGCTTACTGTGACACCGTCTTTTGTAACAATAGGCGGTTGATCATTCTGTTGAATTAAAACAGTTTTTCCCTTCGGACCAAGCGTGCAGCTCACAGCTTCTGCTACCACCTCGAGACCTTTGAAAAGAGACTTGCGTGCCTCACTAGAAAAAATCACTTTTGTATATTCAACATTTCCATTATCTTGCATGTTGAATAATCTACTTCAGGACGAGGATAAAGTTTAACCTTTCGACTCTTTAGTAATTGAAATCCACACAGGTTTCCCACCTTTCCATGCTATCGCGACAAGACCTTTCTTGTATTTCGCGAGTATGTCTGTGAGAGTAGTCTTCTGTTGATCATCAGTTAGCTGAGTGATATATCTGCTAAGCCTGAACTCTGTGTAGTCAAACAGATTTCTTCTGTCGGGTGTAGGAATTTGAGATTTATGAAGCTGAAAATCGGTACAAACTTCCCCTGGTTTCTTAACTGGCCCTTGTGGGCTTCGGGTTGCCATGCTGTACTCGTGTTTCATGATTCATATGATTATAACTATGAATCACACGAGTTGTTATGAAAATTTTTAGTTGGAAATTTCCTTATCTTCAGATTGGAATTGAGAAATCTGTAGCCATTTTGGTCACAGCAAGGTTCTTTTGTTTGGCTTCGACTTCAACATCGATAGTATCATCACGAAGCGCCTGTAGTTGAGGTTCAGGTACATAGTGAATCATATCACTGTGCTTGCGACGATCTGTTTTAGATCCGCTAGCAAGAGAGGGCTCAGTGTTGCTGATGTGCTGGAGAGGTCTGATGCCGTTGGACCACGTTTGAATTGTCAGATCGTGTGCATCACGCATCGAAAGTTCACCATCATTGAAAGTGTGGTGATGAGAATCGAACACTACAGGAACACCCGTTTGTTGATACACTGCCAGTAGATCGATCACAGAATAGCTGTTTTCGTCATTTTCGAGTGTGAGTCGCTTCCGCACGTTATCCGGCAGAGACTTGATCTGTTCGATGAGCCTCGAAGATCGGTCACCCTTGCCGCCGTGGATGTTGATGGCCCACTTGGCGGAGTGATCCAGTCCCATCTCATCGAACAACCAGCCGTGGATGCCCAGTTCCACGAAAGCCTTCTCCACCACGGAATCAGAATCAGAAGAGAGCACACAGAACTGACCTGGATGTGTGGTAACACGCATGTCATTGGCGAGCACGTATTCACCGGCAACCTTGAGCCACTTCTTTACTTCGTCATTGTCCCACAGCTCGCGATCGACCTGATCGGCAAGAGGGAACATAGCGGAGGAGATGCGAAAGAGCCTCGCACCAGACTTGCGAATCTTAGGGAGCATTGTGGCGAGGTTCTTCACGTTGTTCACGTAAGTACCCTTGATCATCTCGGGAGTGTACTTGCCGCTCCGATACCTACCCAACTGGAGCGTGCGTTCCTCCATGGCATTAACGTAGATCTTCTCACCAGAGCGCGGTTTGGTTTCTTCTCTAAGGAAGTGACAGCAGATACCTAGCATGATACACACCTTATTACAGGTGTAACTTACTTTGCATCAACCCTTGAGTAGTTTAGAAAGCTTCTTAGAACCAGAAGATCTGTGTCTCTTGCGAAGCGCCTTCTTGATGGCGTCTTCAAAGCTGTCACCTGATACGAAAGTGATCCCGTCTTTGGGAAGAATGCTACGCTTTCTTCCTCGCGAGCTCCCGGAAACAGGAAGAATTTCAACTGATCCCTTGTCATCACCCGCGAGCTTGTCGAAAGCTGATTCTTCCTCGTCATCGTACTTCTTCAATCGTTTCACGCGCTGAGCGAGTTCTTTTACCGAAGCGGCTGCTTCTTCAGGATTCATAAACCGCAATCTCTTCACGTATTCTTGAATGAATGCAATGGGCCAATCCTTCACAGTTTCGTATGCGAAAGCATGTTCATTTCCAAGTACTGCTCGCACAACATCGTCATCCATCTGTTTGATCTGCAATAGCTCATCAAATCTCCCTGGACGAAGAATGGCCTCATCTAGATCATTCTTGTTGTTCACTGTTGCAATCACGAGCTTCACATGTTGCTGAAAGAATTCTAGGGTCTCGAGGAGCTTTGCCTGCATGCCCGAACGATCGAAATCATCCAATATCACAGCATCAGGCTCAAAGATAGAGATAGCTTCGAACACTGCGCTCGTTTCGATGTGAGCGATGTCTTCAACGCGGATACGGAAGGATTTCATCCCGAGGTTCTCTACGATGGTGCGCGCCATCGTGCTCTTACCTGTGCCGGGTGGGCCATAGAGCATTACAGAACGAGCGACACCTGCATCAATGCACTTACGAAGGTATCTGGAGTACTCGTTCGCTCGCTTCGAGGGCATCGGTCGAAAGGCATCATCGATCTCTAGCGAGATAGAGTTGAACGCCTCTGCTGTCGAGCTCTTTACCTTCGTCTGTCGAAGAACAATGTTGTCGTTCTTCATGAGTCTCCACAGCTCTGCCTTAATTACTTCCTTCGATTCTTCGAGGCGATTCACCTGCACGAACACCTCAGGTACATACTCGTGACGTTTGTTTGCTACATAACCAAACTTGAGTCCCTTGAAGTGGTGAACATGGATGAGCATCGCCTCATCAGAAGTTTTGATCACCTGCATAGGCTTTCCCTTCAGCGCCTTGAGGATGATACGGGTGAAATCTTCCGGCCACGGAGATTCCCAGGAGTCATCGAAATAATCTTCAGGCCACACTTCAAGATCGTCCACTATTAATTTACCAATGAGGAAAGCCGCCCTAGCTGCATTCAACGGTGTGGGCTTCTCGATGTAGGGAGATGCTGCCGCGAACACATCGGATCCCAATCTCACGAGCTTCTTCACTTTCCCCAAATTGAAGAAGTCGTGTGCAAGCTCCAGAGGATTTCGCTCGATCATCACCTGTTCATCCTGTTTCTTACCCATTTGGTGAACTTTACAACAAACGCAGTGAAATGTTTCTCACTTCTGACAAGTTGGACACATACACACGTCGACAACGTAGCCAAGCGTTATCTCTTCACCGCCGCGGATGCGGCGAACAGCTCTAACATCGTCTTGTATGATTGCATTGGGATTGCAAGAACGGTTAAAACCGCGATACCGCCACCAGCCGCGAACCCACGGATGATGTGCATCAGGCAGAACAGTTCCATACGGAATGTCTGAAGTTGCAAACACACCGTACCCATGGATCCTGCTCTTTCGTACTTCGATCACGTTTGGCACCTCGTGCACCAGTGCATCATCCGCCCGTTGCCATCCTGTTTCCGCGTGATCTCGTGACCCAATGGACACTCCTTTCGCCCGTATGCTTCGAAATCGAATTGTGTAGTTCCCTTCGAATCATCAACCGTGCGATATGTAGAGATTGTTGCTCCCTGAGACTTGTAGGATGCCTCCGCGATCCTCACCGTTGCTTTACACAACTTCACGTACTCTTCGCTCGTGATATCTGTTACATTCCGCCAGGGATCTACTCTGCAGTCATATAAGATTTCGGCCCTCAGATAGTTGCCGATGCCAGATACACCTGCCTGATCCATCATGGCCTCACATATTGGCAGGGCAGGTTTTCTAAGCATCTTTTCCGCGAATATTTCTGGAGTTAGCTGCCCACCCAGGATACACGGACCGAGGCTCTCCAGCTTCTTCCGATGTAGTGCTCCACCGCGCAAGAACTTGATGGTTCCGAAGTGACGCGCATCGTTGAAATACAGGAACCCACCATCACGAGTGATCTTGTGGGTACCGTAACCGACCATGAAAGCTGAGTGCTTCGTGGGCTTCGTTTGCCACGCGCCGCTCATGCCATAGGTGCAGTGCATGAACCAATACTCAGGATCACCCGGAACTTGCAACCTCCACCACATGAACTTGCCGCGGGTTCCGATCTCATCCACCTTGACAAGTGATGCCTCCACGAGCTTGTTGAACTCCAAGTATCCCTCTGGTAGCTTCTTTGCATACCGACCGGAGATACCCGGTGTTACCTCGAGTAGGTTCCGTCCCTCAATTAGCTTCTTCAAACGATCTCTGCTATATGCTAGTTCTGGTCCTTCGGGCATGTTACTTTCTCCTCTCCAATAATTCTAAATCCATGCTGTAGAACATCATCTCCTCGTTCCTCATTATGTTCCACACGCGGGCGTGTGAGTGGAAGCTCCAATCACGCTCCTTTATTTCGATGATGAGGAAGAGATCGTTCTTGTAGGATTCAGTTTTCAGATCTCTCTTCATCCGCACGAGGTCACCCACTTTCTTGAGTTCAGCCATGTTCTATGATCACTAGTTCATTAGAGAAGCACCATCCCGATGCGGTGGGGGAAAACACCTTCACCCACTTTGCCGGGTAGTTCTCCTTCACAGGTAACACGACTGTGATGATACCCAGCCCGGTACCAGGTCTCCAAGGCACCAACTCGCCGAGAGTCTCCGTGTGGGGCTCGGGCTCCACGTCAAGAGAGATGTGAGCGTCCGGCCAATTGCGAGGAACTACGAGATCCCCCACAGCAATGTTTAACATACAACCCCCAGATTATCAGCGAGAACCCAGCCGAATCCCTCAGGTGCGAACACATGGGCCATCCTGTTGGAAACGCCCAGTTCTACGATCACATTCATCACCTGTAACACGAGCACAACCTGATCACCCCAGATCGCACGGTTTGGAAACCTTCCATTGGAGTACTTCATCTCAGGGTTATCCCACAGGGTGATAGATCTCCGAGATTCACCTATGCGAATGCGTTCGAACCTGTCCGCTTGCCATGGCGGCCACTTCAACACTGCGAGGTCTCCCCTCTTCAGCCCTTGATTCATGCCAAGCATTTGTACCTATAGAGTTCGCTTAAGTACATCTTTTGTATCTCTCGAGTGCACCACAAAACGTCCACGCGCTGACGCGAATGCTTTCGAATGACAAGTGCAAAGATTCGATCTGGATCTATGTTTCTCTCAAATACTTTTTTCACGCAAAGTAAAGTACCCGGCTTCATGGTCCGATCCTTTCAAGACGAAACATACCTTCAATCACATGAACTCCTTCTGCATCTATCACCTTCCACTCGGGAGCGCGAGTAATTGAAAAGTGATTCTTGCGAGCGATGACCGTAACGATCTTTTCTCCGTCAAGCCTAGCGAGGAAGCACGTGGTGATCCACACTGGTTCGTACACCCATTTCGGCTGTGGAAGAGGTTGTTTCGAGTACGTAATCTGCACGCTTCAATCATACCACCTGAAGGACAACATTTTCACTTCACTCGAATTGGAGTTGCCAGTCTCAGCGCACCGTGATCCGAGTGGATCCTCTCCTTTAGTTTGTGCCACTCTCCCCGATCGTGCTCCCAAAGAGTGTGGGGTGCACAATCGGGAAACTGTGCATCCAGCACCTCACACCTGCGAAACACAACGTCCCTCACGGTGTTGGTGGAGTACACATCTTGTATGTCCCCTTCGGAATCGAAGATGGCCAGAAATGTCGTTCGTGACGGGTGTAACACATCTGTATATATCTCGCTCATCCAACAACCTCCAGATCAACGTAGTGGGCCAACCATCCAACCTGCCCATTCACCAACACCTTCACCATGGGTTTCTTGTGATCCATCTCCACCTCGAGTACCAATCCCATGTCTCCGGAATACATCTTTCCGATGGGTTTGCCTGGAAGGTACTGTTCTCCGAATGCCCTTCTCGAATCATCGAATATCGCATAGGAGAACGGTTGGATCTCTTCCGGATTCGGGCCCACATACAGCCTCACTAGATCTCCCGGTTTTTTCATTCGATCACCTCCAGATAATCACACCAGATCCAACCCATCTTATCACCTGCGAGCACCTTCGCCTTGCTCCATGGGTCAGGTTTCACCTTCACCTCGAGAACGAGCGCGGGTCCTGGGTACCAGAACTCGTACTTGTCCACCTCGTAATCCATGTGGGCGGGATCCACGAAGATGCGCTCGAACTCATCACCTCGATCCGAGAGATCGTTCGAGATCACGAGATCACCCACCTTTATCTTTCTCTTCTTCATCCAAACTCCTCACGATCTCGAACTCCCACATCCCGATGTACCTCCTCCCACTGAAGAAGTGGTGCGCACGTTCCAACACCTGCCCGTTCTGGTGGAGGTACCGAACCTCCTCTTCGATCTCATCGATCTGATACACCGAGGAGGTCACAGCGAGAACGATCCCATAATCTGGCCCACCACGATTATCAGGTTTCCCAATGAACCGGATGAGATCTCCTGGTTTGGGTGGAGAAGTATCAGGCAGGTTCACACCAGAACTCACACTCCCCTCCGAGGGGGCGAAACACGTTGTTCTCGATCGGAACATATTGAAGTTCCAATCGTGTTTCCTTGAACTGTTCGATCGCTTCCGCACGATCGTATGCGAGGATCACGATCTCTCCCGCGAATTGATTCCCTCGGTGATCCCACTTCCGCGCGGTGAACTTGTAGGGGCGTTTCTGCGTGTTGTACTCCATGGTGGGATTATAACTTGTGAACCTCAAAGAGGTTAAGTATCGTTTCATGTGAGATCCACTTATCGAACCCTTGTGAGAGGAGAACCCTGTAATTTGGCCCCCACAGATCATCCTTCACCTCCATCACAATCCCCGAGGTGTAGTTCGTGTTCCTCACCATGTACTCGTTGGGGATGAGGAGGGATCCGATCGGTATGGTTTCTTTCATGCGATCACCTCGATCACTCTCTCATCCTCATCCGTTTTCAAACAGTATCCACGCATCACACCCTCGCAGGAGAGAATTCTATGGAACACGTACACACCATTCATGTCCCACTTTGGGTTCTGGTAACACCCCAGGTGAATTCCGAATATATCCTCGTAATCCTCATCCCCTTCAATTCTCACGAGTTTTCCTGTGAGGTGTGTGGGTACCTCGGTTCTTCCTGCTCGGATCTCATCGAGGATGTTCATCCCGCCACCCTGTACACACGCCGAACGTATCCATCCATCTCGTACTCGTACGTACCGTTGGAGAAGAGGATGTGGTAGGAGTGTGGATGGATGGGATCGCGCTCATGTGTGTAGGTTTTCACCACGAAACCGAAGGGGCGTTCTCGTTGGTGTGAGGTGTTCCACTGATCGTTGGGATCGCGAATGGCGAGTAGGGTTCCTGGTGTGATGGGTTCCCTCTTCACGTGATCACCCGCCAGTAGTGTACCCTACTCCACCCGATCCCCTCCGGAAGGAGAACACGGAAGAAGTTGGAATCACAGTACAATACAGTGCCCATCACACCCGGTTCAATGTAGAACGCACCCGCATCACTCATATCCCGCGCATCATCCCGGGTGGGGAAGAGGGAACAGTGATCCCACTCGAAATCGAGATCATCGTACACGATCTCCTCCTCACTCCTCAACATCACGAGATCACCTACACGAAAATTCATAATTCTATCCTAGATTAAAAACATTTCAATCTACAAAAACCTATAAAATCCATATCTTTTATTATCTTTTCCATATTTATTGGATGGAAACTGAAAGAAAATTCTACGTTTATGTGGATTACAGGGAAGATGATGGGAAACCTTTCTACGTTGGGAAAGGAATGGAGAGGAGAGTAAAACTAGAGAAAAGAAATCCCCTTCATACCAACATCAAAAAGAAACATGGAATGGTTAGAAAGATCCTCTTTGATAATTTGAGTGAAAGTGAATCTTTCGAGAAAGAAATACAACTTATCCAAGAACTTAGAACCCATATTGATTTTAGAGAAGGTGGAGCAAATCTTACTATGGGAGGAGAAGGTATTTCGGGATACAAATTCACCAAAGAACAAAGAAAAAAACTGTGGGATAATCCCGAGCACAGAGAAAAAATGAGAGAATCTCTAAAGAAAACTTGGGATAATCCTGAACACAGAGAAAATATTAGTAAATCTATGGAAAAAACATGGCAAGATCTTGAACATAGATCAAAAGTTTCGAATCAAATTAGAGATCATCATAGCGATCCAGAGTTTCGCAGGAAACAGGGTGAGAAGATGAGAGAAGTTCTCAGTGATCCTGAGATCAGGAAAAAGATCTCCGAGATTACAAAGGAGAAACTCTCTGATCCCGAGATCAGGGGAAAAATTAGCGAGAATGTAAAATTATCATTGGCAAAACTAACACCGGAACAAAGGAGTGAAAGAATTAAGTTAGGTTGGGAAACTAGGAGATTGAAAAAACTTTAACAGAATTTTAACGAGATCACCGGGTTTCATTGTAGAGCTTCTAACCATCTAACCGGAAACATTCTTATCCTATCACCCAAACATTTGATGTATTCACGATTGTTAACCCAAACTTTTTTATCCCCGAGGATAACCACCAACATTCCATGGAGATGATCATCCCGTGGATGGGTACTGGGTGGAACATAAACCTTGTATAGATCACCGGGTTTCATGCGGGCTCACAGGAGAATTCATAACAATCCTTACCCAGTGGGTAGATATCATAATCCTCATGGATCTCTTTGAGGGTGAGGCGGGTATCCTTGAACTGTTCAATCGCTTCTGAACGATCGTACGCGTGGATCGTGATGTTTCCACCGTACTTCCTCCCACGATCGAGGTGTAGAACCTTGAAGGTGTACGGGCGTTTGCGCGTGTTGTAGATCTCTTCACTCATGTGATCATCCTATCATCTCGTGATTCCAATTTACACGGGTTTGAACACGTAGAACTCCTTTACCCCCTCGTGATCGTGTGAACCGATTCGTAATCCCAGATCCTGGAGGGATCTCACCCACTCCCAACATGTGGATCTCACCTCACTCCGTGATTCGTACGCGTAACCACCCACGTGGATCCACCTACCTTCCTTCTCCACCCTACGGTAACCTCGGTTCACCCCGGATTTGAAGGGAGGTTGGGAGGAGGGGTTTCCGTGGGGATCACGTCCGAGTGTAGTGATAGGGTACATTCACTCCTCTGGATTCCAGGTGAACAACACGTGGAAGTAACCTAGTTTGATTGATAATCTTCTTCCCCATGAATCGAATTTACCTTTTGTTGGGATTGAGAACCAGTTGAGGTAAACTTTCCGGGAGAGGATCCAGTTGATTTGTTTCCCGCGTTTCATATAAACACTATACTACTCTGTAAGGTGTATCACCTAGAAGTTCGGAAACAACACCGTTCAAAACCCTCAGGCCGGTTCCGTTCCAATTAATTTGCTGGGGTTTCACACCTAGTTCCGATGCGAGTTTTTCCAGAGGAACTTCACCGTTCTTATCCCTCCACATCAGGAATTCATCGTGAACATCCTGAGGATCCGGTGAATCCTGTGAGGTTGGCATATCCCTATCAACATCACGGATGTAATCATCGAAACCCTTGGATTCGGTAAGGTTCTTCTCAACCTCTTCACGGATGATACTACGCAACTGTGATACTGTGATCTTCATGTTACTCATTATTATTATTTATATATTTACTTCGAATGATGTTCATCGTTTTTTGATATGATTCATCATCCATACGCAACGGTTCCCCATCGAGAATCGTTTGGATCTTATCCTTCACCTGGGAGAATCGAATCAGAATGTGTTGCGCTTTCCCCATATCAAGGTGGGGAACATCAGGAAGTTCACCTTCATCAATCATGTTTCTCCATGCGGTTTGGCACTCCATAAGGGATAGTAGGATAACCCGAAAATCATCCTTGAATAACTGAACCTCGGTGATGTTCTCGTTCACTTCCCCTCCAGTTTCTGATAATCAGAAATGATTTCATCCCAATGATCCACGAGAAGATCTCTCAGTTTTTCACCAACCAAACCAAGGTTAACACTCTTGAGTTCCTCCAGGTTTGGTGAATATGAACCACCTAGAGGGGAATCTTTAAAGTGATGGTGTTCATCAGAATCAATGCCTCTACGAATCAACTCGGAGAACAGATTAGCCAACCACACCTCGGTATTAAAATTCCTTCCCTTCGTATCCACATAAAGATTGGAATCACCACCAAATTCATTGCAAGGATTATTCATAGTTTTTCACCTATCCAATCCCTTGGTATGTTTCACCCATTCCTGAAGTGCCCCGATTAGGTTCTCTGCCTCTTTCCAACCTTCCGGGGTGGGAGGAAGAGAGAAAGAAGTACTTTCGTGATAATCAACGGAAACAATTCTCAGTGTTCCATCTACAAACATCTCCAAGAATAGATCACCGTGTTTTTCTGAATCAATCTCACTGGTGTATAGTTCTGCTCTCATGGTTCCACTCTATCATTTACTCGTTAACTTTGCACGCTCAACCGTATTTCAACCAAAATGTTTCAAATTCACCGTGATCCACACCTAGCAACTTGGTGCAGAACTCCATGAAATGATCCTCGGAACTAAAATGAATCGGTTTTGATTCCGGTGCTGGATGGCCCTCAAAGGAATTTCCTATGTGTAACCATAACCCTCCTTGCCCATCTCGGTTAACTTCGCACCAAACATTATCACCGGCAAGAAACTTTCGGTAGAAAGGCCCCGCCTTGTATCCATATCGATACTCTGAATCACTCATGTTTCCTTCCTACCCATCAAGTAACTCCAAGGATCCATTATAACCCTACCTGGTTTCTTATTCTCATCCATGATGTGTTGTGATAGTGATGTTCCAATTCTCACATTCAACTCATGGCATTCCTCCCGGCATTCCTGTAGGTTTCCTTCGAATTGTTCCCACGTTTGAAACCCCGGAACCTGAAGAACAACACGATAGAATTCCTCCATTTCACCTTTCGGATTTTTAAACTCACCGGCAAGAATCACGGTGAAAGGTGCCCAATTATTTAACATTTTTACGTTCCTTTCTCAAGTATTATTTCCATGTAATGATCCGAGATCAGTTTAACCGCCCCCTCATGTAGCACCACATTGAAGAATCGGTGTGCAACCGCGTGGTGTTCCTCATTCAAAATGATTCCAACAAGAGGTGTTGATTCTCCAAACTGATTCATTTTTCTATAGAGAACGAGATCACCACATTTCATTGATCAAACCTAATATCACTTGATGAATACCAGGTTTGATCAATACCCATACCATCGTTCCATAGAACCTGGAACCTTGCTTCGGCACAGTTCACATTCTTTTCCTCTTTTACCACGATTCCGATCAACCAGTTTTTTGTTTCTGAGATGGATGATTTTCCGTTCCAAATTTTGCATAGTTCACCTATCTGCATTGATCACCTCCACATTATCATCCCAATATAGATTCACCAAACGTGGCCCGCAACCATTCACCAGTATTTTGCTGGAAATCCATCGAGAGTTGTTATCCTTGGTGTTCTTTGCACGGTGATCAACAAAGAGAACATCAAGAACCAATCCATCCAAGATTTCACCTGATGATCCTTTTCCATCGTGATAGATTCTAACAAGATCACCACGTTTCATCTCACCACCATTAGATCCGATTCTCGGCACTGAAGAACCCCTCTATTTACAAACACAACCTTCCAGAAAGGGAATGGATCATGTTCACGGTTCCACCTCTCTAGGATTATCCCGAATTCATTTGGAATTTCGGCTTCCATTCGGTGTTTCCATCCAACAAGATCACCCGGCTTCATTTATCTTCCACCATTCATCAAAACAGCCCTTTGAACAGAACACATGGTTCCCAAAGAAAATCCCCAGTGCCATTTTGAAACGAACCTCACATTGATGAGTAGAACAAGGAAAATCCTTTGAATGGGGAAGATGATTGGTTTCTCCACCCACCACATCACCTAGCCCAATGGATCTCCACAGAAATCCTCTATCACCACAGAACTCCTTGCACATCAGTGAACTTCGTTTCCCGATTCTGTTCTCATGATCATCTCGATCTTCTCCTTGGTTTCATAAATATCGGCAAGGTAGCCAAGGAACTCATCCTCACTGGATTCCATTGGAAAATCCTTGCGAAGGATGGCATCCTTGAAAATCCTCTCGGAATGGCGGAGAGCCTTGTAACAGGTTAGAAAATCCTTGGATTCAATTCGAAATGTTTTCACGGTTCCTCCAAAATCTCTAGATTCTCGTTCCACCGGTAGAAGGAGAAATGTTCCAGATCACCAGTGTTCAACCATGAAAAAACTTTAGGTTTTAGGTTCTCGGTGATCCTGATCTCAATGGTTCCATGATCTTGTGGATCGTAACCTTCTCTAACCTTGGTTACGATTCCAATCAAACCTTGGTTAAACCCAATCGTT